GGGATGTAAATAAAGAATGGGGGAAAGAAAAATGATTACCAAAACTTTTATCTGTGATGTATGTAAAAAAAGCGTCGGGGAACCAGAATTAAAAACTTTGTCGGTTTTGATGAAGGGGATTGTCTCTCCGTCCGGATACACATCAAATCAGTCGGCAAGCAAAGATGTCTGCAAAGAGTGTCTTGAGAAAAGAGGTATTTTGTCCTTAGCCCCTGATGGTCAAAAGCTCGATGATGTATATGCTAAAAATCAGAAAACATTAGCAGATAAACTGATTGATATTCTTGAAGATTTAGGAGTTGCCTTTACAGATTAATCTTTCGGCGGCGGCGTGGATGGACACGCATATCCTGTTATGCAAGTAAAAATCCGCTACTCTTGCGTAGTGGAGCAGGATAGTCCAGGCATGGAGGTGGTATTAATCCCATCCCGCCGAAAATAACATATTGGGCGGTATAAAGTTTTACGTGTTTATGGTGTATAACACGCAGGGGTACCTAATGGAGCATAATTCCCCCTCCCCGGCTCTGAAATAGGTATATGTGGGTAGCTGAAATGTCCACAAACCACACCTACCCGCCCAATTAAATAAACAACTCCCCATATAGGGGGGAGAGGGATGATTAGCAATAGATCAAGCTAGGCGAGGGAAGATTAAGCAGCGCAAAGGTGAATTGATGGGAGGTAAGTAAGTGGAACTTAATAACATCTATCTAATGGATTGCAGGGAAGGGATGAAGCAGTTCCCCGATAAATACTTTGATTTGGCTATAACAGATCCGCCTTACTTCACGGAATACGGGAAAGAGATATTCCCAGGATCCGCAATTTCAACAACGGGCATAAAGCGGAACAGGTTTGAATCAAAGCACTGGGATGTTCCTGATCAAACATACTTTGACGAATTAATGAGGGTATCAAAAAATCAGATTATCTGGGGGTTTAATTACTACAATGTCAATTTCATGGGAAGTGGCCGCATTATCTGGGATAAGAAAAACGATGAAAGCAACTTTTCAAAGTGTGAGATCGCATATTGCTCTTTGCATAAAAGTGTTCAGGTTTTCAGATATATGTGGAACGGAATGCTTCAGGGCGACATGAAAAATAAAGAGGTCCGCATCCATCCCACGCAAAAACCTGTAGCACTTTATAAATGGCTTTTAAACAACTACGCCAAGAAGGGTGACAGAATTATAGATACTCACGTCGGATCTGCTTCAAGTCTTATCGCTTGTTATGATATGGGTTTTGAATATATGGGATTTGAGATAGACAAAGACTATTATAATGCAGCAACAAAAAGGATTAATCAACATAAAGCACAGGTTACGATCTTTGATGTAGCAGGTAGTAAACTGTTTCAGGAGGGTAAACCATGATATATAAACATAAAATAATCCCAATACTTTTATTACTCTCTCTAATAGCCTTTATATGTACAGGCACAGTTTATATTAAGCAAGAGCGTACAGAGGAAACGGCAAAGCAAGAGGCTTCTGAAAAGCTCATCAAAGAGCTACAGCAGAAACAAGAGGAAAATTCAGCATACATAAAAGAGATACGCGAATTTATGCAAAAACTGAACGTAGGTGAATTTACAGCTACCTCATATGCACCTTCGGCAGGCGGGATTAACATATGGAAGCCTCTAAACGCCTCTAGGAGCTACGTGCCCAGGACAAGTACCGGAAGTATACCATGCAGAGAAATCTTCGCCACAGACCCTAATATCATCCCATTAGGCTCCAAGATGTGGGTTGAGGGTTATGGCTATGGTGTTGCTGGTGATACAGGAGGGGCGATAATAGGTAACCGTGTGGACGTTTTCGCGGAGACTTATACTGAGGCTATGGAGTGGGGCAAGAGGTCGATGAGGGTTATATGGATAGAGGCTTAACCCATGGAGAATTATTTTCCGGCATTGATGGCTTTGCTCTTGCAGCTCTTGATAGCGACATAAAAACGCTATGGGCAAGCGAAATAGAATCGTTTCCAATTGCAGTATCAAAAGCAAGATTCCCGCATATTAAGCATCTTGGCGATATTACTAAGGTTAAGGGTGCAGATATTGAGCCAGTAGACATAATTTCGGGGGGTTTTCCGTGTCAAGATGTTTCTGTTGCTGGTAATAGGGCAGGTCTAGCGGGGCAAAGGTCTGGATTGTTTTTTGAAGCTATTAGAATTATTGAGGAAATGATAGAAGCAACAAACGGTGAATATCCAAAATTCATAATAATCGAAAACGTACCAGGGTTATTGAGTAGTAATAATGGCAAGGATATGGAAGCAGTTTTAGACACCTTACAAAATTTAGGTTTTATCGTTGATGCAAATATATTAGACGCTCAATATTTTGGAGTTCCACAGCGGAGAAGGAGGGTGTTTATAACGTGCCTAAAGGTAGATATTATACTCCAAATGAAGACTCCTATCTCATTAGCAACTATCTCGCAGTTACAGATAGAGATATTGCTTTGCATCTTAAACGAACAATTAAATCTATCCGCAGGAGACGCGACAAGCTCGGTTTGGAAAGAAAAAAGATTATCCGCAGGTGGACTACAAAGGAAGATGAAATTATTCTCAATCGAGGAGAAAGAGAACTTCGAGACGTTGCAGAACAAATGGGCAGAGATATGTCAGACACTTCTAAAAGAGCAATCCGTCTTGGAGCACAATTTAGATGTATTAGATACCACGACAAAGGTGGATATTTACAAAAGCGATTGCCAAACGGAAATGGAACAAGAAAAACTTATTGGAAACATATTGAGATTGTGGAGGGAATTATTGGGCGAGCTTTACTGCCAGGAGAACTCGTCCATCACATCGACTGCATTAAAAGTAACAACGAACCAGATAATTTATGGTTGTGCGAATCTTGTGGAAAACATAGCTTTGCTCATAGGTCTGTTGAAAAATTATTACCAGACCTCTTGCGAAATAGAATTGTTTATTTTGACCGCAAGGGAGGCGTGTATAAGTTATGCGAGACAGACAAATAGCGAATTATTTACAGACATGGAGTGGGTTCACTATTGGAACGATTATCTCAAATGGTCATCCAGTCACACAGAGCAGTTTGAGCAGTATTTTAGAGGAGAACGTGCCGGAGAAATACTTCTTGAGCCCGAGGGCGTGTTTAGGGATATTGAGGAGAGCGGAGATGAGGGGGAAGACTTTGCCTCCGATGTTGGGAGCGGCATTAAGGGAACAGGTAGGTGTACCGGCTCTGGAAAGCAAATTGCTTCAACAATATTTGCCGCCTACGGAACGAAATGGAATGGAAATTCAGGAGCAGACACAGGAGACCATTTTGTTATCGAACCAGCAATCGCAATGCGAATGCGAGAAGGATGTGCAGGAGGTGGCAAAGGTCCCTTGCTCTCAGCAGACAGAAGCTTGTCTCTCAGAACAAGCAACGACCAATATTTGTTCACAAAAATGCAGCCGATTCCTTTTAATTATGCACAAATAACGAGTCCACAGAACGGCAATAACCCTAATCCTGGGGACAAAATGCACACTCTGGGTACAGACAGTAGAAACGCAATAGCATTTACAATATCAAGTTTTGGAGGATATTGCGAGGGCACAGGAACCATTGGGGCATCGGGTGGAGACCAAGGCGGTGGAAGCGAATCTCTTTGTGTTACAGCGGTAGATTGTCGTAATTTAAACGAAAGCGAAGAGATTAGTGGCACTCTACAAAGCAAAAATAGTGGAGGCTATAGCCCGAATTATCAAAACCCAGTACGCATTGGATATAGAGTCCGCCGATTAACCCCATTAGAATGCGAGCGTTGTCAAGGACTAATTTCCGGATGGACAAACATACTGGGTGCAAAGGATAGCCCACGTTATAAAGCAATAGGCAATGGTATAGCAATACCACCGGTAAGTTGGATATTTAAACAGATAAAAGCAATAGCTCAAAGATTAAATACAGGGGTGATGTAATTGCTAAAACAAAATACTATGAACACATACAAAAGCAAAGTCTATACAGAACGCCCTCCTTATGCGGATTTTGACGCGCCGCATAAATTCGAGTCTATTAAAAGTATAATCGCAAGAAGGCTAATTGAGCATCCGAACGCGATTTGCTCTTATTCTGGGGGGAGCGATAGCGATATAATGTTGCACTTAATTGAAACAGTACGAGAAATTTTCAGTCTCCCACCAATCCAATATTGCTTTTTTAACACAGGGCTTGAGATGGATGCAATAAAACGCCATGTTTGCGAGATGGGGAAAAAGTACGGAGTCACAATCACTGAATATCGACCTAAAAAGAACGTAGTGCAGGCGACAAGGGAATATGGTCAGCCGTTTGTTTCAAAAATCATGTCGAGCGGACTAGAGGGAGTCCAGAAGAAAAACATTCCGTTGTCAATCGCCGCAGAATACGCAAACGCAGAGGATAAAGTGGCAAAGCGGGCAGAGCTTAAAGAACGCTACCCAAAGTGTGAATCAACAATTAACTTTCTCTGCGGTTGCAATTCAGCCGGAGAGCCACGTCCAGACATTCAACTCGTCATAAACTCGTCAAAATATATGCTTGACTTTATTATTGAAAACCCAATTCCTTTCAAAGTAAGTAACAAATGTTGTGATTACTGCAAAAAGCAAGTAGCGCACAGTGCGCAAAGTACGTTTAATATGGTAATTACGGGAGAGCGTCGCGACGAGGGCGGCATGCGTTCGGTTCCGCGCGCGGACAATACGTCTATGTGCTTCACTGAAGCGGCTGACGGCAAGTATAGACTCCGCCCACTGTATTACGTGTCGGACGCTGATAAGGCTTGGTACAAAGATTATTACAAAATACGCTATTCTGATGCTTATGAGGTGTACGGGTTAAAGCGCACAGGTTGTTGCGGATGTTCCATATCGGCAAAAGCAGTAGAGGATTTGGAAAAAATACGTCCTTTTGAGCCTAATTTAGTAAAGGCCGCATGGAACGTTTTTGGTGACAGTTACAAATACCGTCAACAATATAACAATTACAAGGCTCTCAAGCGGAAGGAAGAAGCCGAGCGACTGCGTGAATACAAAGACAGCGAAGATTGCCAAATAAAAATATTTATTTGGCAACCACACGCGACTATTATGACGGCTAGAAGGGGTGATGTAATGAGTGAGTGAGGACAAAAAAGAAGGCTGGATAAAGTTACATCGTAAAATATGCCAAAACCCCTTATTTAAAGAAGTTCGCAAATTCTCAAAATTTGAAGCATGGATTGATATACTACTTTCCGCAAATCACAAAGACAATGAAATTTTTGCAGGATTTGAAAAAATCATAGTGAGGCGTGGAGAATTTATCACATCCGAAGTGAAACTATCTAAGAAATGGGGATGGCACAGAAGCACAGTAAGGAAGTTTTTAGCTGTTTTAATTTTTGAAAAAATGTTGCTCCAAAAATGTACAACAAAGTATACAGCCCTAACCGTTGTTAACTATGAGGAATATCAAA